TCGTTTGACTTTTACTTTAGTAATTGGTGCTGCTGATGCGGCTACAGACGCTGATGATGTTCTTTCTGTTGGTGCAAACGCAATAGCATTGAATGGTGGAACAGTTGCAGGTGGTGGTACTTCTGAAAATGATGTAATATCACTTCCAGCTGGAGATTTGGTAAAAGCTGGTGCAACATCGTGTAAGGATGCAACTGGCACGGCTTCTGATGCTAGCGTAGCTATCAGTTCAGCTCAAGCAACAGCGGCAGGTACAATTACAGTAGTAGCATAGAAGTTGTAGGGGGTTAATAACAAAAAAAGGTTACGCAATGAAAATAATTTTTACTATATTATGTTTTTTATGGATTAACATTGCGCACGCTGAAGAGCATGTTATAGAACCACAGGTTCCAGAAGTAAATGAAATAATTAATTGGATACCTGAAGAAGTTCCAAGGACGGTATCATTTTATATAGACACAAATCGTGATAATTTAGTTGATGTTATTATTACATATTCTTTAATAGAAGCATATGCTTGTAAAGAAAATTGTATTTTTATGATAACAGATAAAGGTGATCATTGGTTGTTACCTGGTAATAATTATGTTTATTATGTTATTAAAAGATGGACATATTGGAAATATGTAAGTGATAAAGAATGGCGCGGCGTGGATAAAACTAGTATGTTTATGTTTAAGTATAAAACACATAAAGAATGGTATGAGAAGAGGTTTTTAAAATTACATCCTGAATAGAGGTTATATGAATTTTAGTGAATTGACAAATGGTAATTATATGATGTTTGCTTTACTTCATTATGATAATACATATTGTAAAGACATTTCAGAGTTTTTTGAAGATATTAAAAGACTTCATTATATTCGCAGACTATTCAAAAGATATAGTGAGGAAAAAGTATTAAAAGAAAGATTGATTATTAATCATCTTGTTACTTTTTATAATGTATTTGAAAGTAAAGCAGCTACTAGGATATTATTTTACAAAGTAGAAGAAGAATTTCATCCAATACTAAAGACTTTTTTAGTATATTTAAATAGAATTCCTCTTGATGAATATACTGAAATAAGTCTGGATGAAAATATTATAGCAAAATTAAGAGGTATGGAATAGATGTCTAATTTATTAGTAGACACATATACAACATATAGAATTATTACGACACTCACAAAGCCTTGGAACAAACAAGAGGCTTATGAGTTTGGTATTATTGATGAAAATGGTAAAGTATTAAGAAAAGCTAAAGACCTGAAAACAAGTAAAGAAAAAGCTTCTTATAGTATTTTAATAAGATTCATTTTTAACTTGAAACGGCTTATGGAAAAAATCCCGGGCGGTAAAACTAAGATAGGTTCTTATGCTGTTGCTGCTGTTATTTTTCTTAAAGAAGAAGCAGATAATGATGAAGAATTAAAGAAATTAATTGGAGAAGAGTATGAAAAGGAAAAATGAAGAAGCACCCACAAACGCAACTGGTTCTGCTGTAGTCGGAACTGGTGATGATAATAGTGTTAGTACAAAAAAGATGGCATTCTTAAAACGTAAAAAGAAAAAGAAAAAAGATTATAAAGAAGATGTTGAAGCTCCTGTTAAAATACCAGATGTAATAACACCTGATGCAACATTCGCAAGTATGCCAGTTTTTAAAGTTGGTAATGAGGATTTTTCAAAATGTAAATTTGGTAAAAGTAAATTTTCTAGGTGGGCTAAACATATTGATACAGATTCAGATATAGGTAAACGTATTTATGCTTACGCAAAAAAGAATCCCAAAAAATCTATTATTGTTCAACATGAAAAATCAGGACACATGCTTTATTTAAGAAAGTATTCTAAATCTGATGGAAGTAAATCAGGTATTATGGTAAAGAAGAAGGAGAAAAAATGAAATCTTTTAAAAATATAACAGAAGCAAAAATGTCTCGTCAACATTTTCAGTTGATAGCTGATGTAATTGCAAAATTGGATGTTAATACTACTATTAAGAAAAGTATTGCGACCAGTTTTGCAGATGCATTTGAAGATACAAATCCAATGTTTAAAAGAGATTTGTTTATTAAGGCAACTAAAAATAAAAAGGAAGAATAAAAATGTTTTCAATGATCGGTAACATTCTATCTACGGGGTTAAATATTTATGATCGTATACAAAAAAACAAACCAAAACCAAGCTTTAAAGAGTTTCAAGAACGAAAAAAGAAAATGGATGATGCATTGGCAGATGGTGATGTTGATAATATTGACACTATGTTTGAGTGGATGTCTGACCGCGCAAGGGCAGGTAAGAGTGGTAGGGGAGAGCCAAATAAGTAAATTAGATAATGGTAATTATGAAGTAACACCAAAATGGTTGAAAGATCGTTTTGATACAGAAAATTCACTTTTAAAACAACTTCAAGACTGTCAAGAAGGAAGATGTAACTAATGCCCATGGACAAAGAGCAACAAAAGATTTGTGATGCGTCGTTTGTAACTTTAGGAAAAGATATAGATCATTTAGAATATAGAATAACTGAACAAGATAAAGATACAGAGTTTTTAAAAACACATATTTCAACAAAGCACAAGGAACAAAGCGAAAAGATTCAAAAGGTCAATGATAGAATGGATAACCATATTGCTACAGAGACCGAATTTCAACAGCGAATTCATAAAGAAATACTTGATAAGTTTGCTAAACTTGATGTGAGAATGTCAGCTTTAGAGAAATGGAAAGCGGTTATTTATGGTGGTATTATCACAATAGCTACTCTTATTGGCTATATTTTCCAAGCAAACGTCAAGTTAAGATAATCTTCCTTGTATTATTAATTTTAATTTAGTATAATATATATCATGAATGACGAAAAAATACATATAGGAATTGTTGGTGCGGGGAAAATAGGAACCGCTATTTACGAATTGTTAGTAAGTAGTAATTCATATAAAGTTTCTATTGCCGATCAAACCGATAAAGAACACTTTGGTGATAATTTTGTTAAACTGAAAATTACCAAACCAACATATGAACCAGACGGAACTGGTAAATCTGTACAGTTTAATGAATTTGTTAAAGATAAAACTCTTATCATTAACGCACTCCCTTATACAAAAAATATAGATTTATTTGAATCTTGTTATAATGCTGATGTTCCATATTTTGATTTATCCGAAGATGAGCGATTAGATAATTATATTATAGGTTTAAAAAATATACCTTTCACTATGCCACATTGTGGTTTAGCTCCTGGTCTTTCTACTGTTATAACAAATCATTTAGTTACTAAATTTAATACCTGTTCTAATGTAAAAATTAGAGTTGGAGCATTATCACAAAACGCTACGAATAAATTAAGATATCATAGTTCGTGGAGTGGTGATGGACTTGTCAACGAATATAAGGGCAAGTGCCAAGTAGTTCATGATGGATTTTATGACGAAGTAGAGGCTTTATCTGGTTATGAAAAAATAACTATTGATGGTCATGAGTATGAAGCCTTTCATACTTCAGGTGGTATTGGAACATTTGCTAAAACTCTTTCTGAAACACACCAAGTAATGAATGCTGATTACAAAACATTAAGAAGAGTAGGACATCATGATTATGTCGATTTTCTTTTTAATGATCTAAATCTTTCGCAACAAGAACTCACAAGAATTTTTAAAGAACATATCCCAACAACAAGAAAAGATGAAGTTATTATATATAGTACAATCGGTGGTTATGATTATAATGAACTTGACTATAAAGAAAGAGCGTATTATAAAGTTTTTAAACCTGAAATTATTAACGGTAGATATATGACAGCAATAGAATATACGACAGCGATAGGTATGTTAGCAATGGTAGAGTTGTATTTGAAATGTAAATTACCACAACGTGGGTATGTGAAACAAGAAAGTGTTAATTGGAAAGACGTATTGAGTACAACTTTTGGGAGTTATTATAGAGAGGAATAAAGTGAGCGCTTATATTGATGTAAAATATATACAATTATTATCACCAACATTAGAACGATTTAAACAGAACCATCACAACCTTTGGAATTTCAGATGTCCGATATGTGGTGATTCGGAGAAACACCAGAACAAGCGACGTGGTTTTATATATGAAAAGGGTAATAAATACTTTTACCGTTGTCATAACTGTGACTACGGAACCACTTTTGGTAAGTTTTTAGAAAAAGTACATCCTGTTTTACATAAAGATTATATTACTGAACGATACAAGGAGAAGCAAAGTGAACCAAATCAAATCATTCCAAAATTCAACTTCACACCAAAATTCAACCGTATTTTACAAGGACTATCAACTATTGATTCCTTACCAGACCAACACCCAGCAAAACTTTACTTAAAAAAAAGACAAATACCAGAAAAGTATTTTAGTAAGCTTTATTTTTGTACGAAATTTAAAGAGTGGACTAATAAAATTATCCCAAATAAATTTCGGTCGTTGAAACAAGATACACCTAGATTAGTGATTCCGTTTTTTGATAGTGACAATAATGTTATTGGTTATCAGGGTAGGTCGTTTGATCCAAAAGACCAATGTAAATACATAACAATTAAATTAGAAGGGGTCGAAAATTTAATATTCGGTCAAGAAAGACTTGATATTAATAAAAAACAGTATTGTGTTGAGGGCCCTTTGGATAGTTTATTTTTACCAAATTGCTTAGCAATAGCTGGTTTAAACTTTAAAGGTGTCGGATTGAGTAGTGTAATAATTTTAGATAATGAAAAACGAAATAAACAAATAAAGGAGGCAATAAACAAACTTATTATTAATGGTTATAGTGTTTGTATTTGGCCTGATAATATAAGGGAAAAGGATATTAATGATATGGTTATGAAAGGAATGTCAAGCGAAGAAATCGTGAGCGTCATAGATACTAATACATATTCAGGTCTGCAAGCAGAATTTCAACTCTCTCGGTGGTCTAAATGCTAAGGAGACAACATGCTTTTAACAGAAGAACAAACAGAAGAATATTTAAGTGAGATGATTAATCGTTATGCAAATATAGAACAAGACGCAGTAACTAGTGAAGCATTGCATAAGAAGCATGCATTTCAAGATATGAGAATTGTACTTTTTGGAGATGATAATGGAAATAAAAGAGAGAAAGTTACATAAGCACGGATTTGTAAGATTAATTGACATAATGGGTGATGATGATTCAATTGCAGATGCGGCTCGTGTATCCTATGGAAAGGGTACACGGACTGCATCCGACAATAAAGGTTTGATTCGTTACCTTGTAAGACATAAACACACCTCACCGCTTGAGATGGTAGAAGTTAAATTCCATCTCAAGCTTCCCATCTTTGTTATGAGGCAGTTGGTGAGACATCGAACAGCATCCCTCAATGAATATTCTGGAAGATATTCTATAATGTCGGATGATTTTTATGAGCCAAGTGATGATTATATTCAACCACAATCTCAAACTAATAAACAAGGTAGAGGTGGTGAACTTTCTGATGCGTGGAAACAAAGTTATAAGCAGAGAATACATGAGATAACTACTAAGGCTAAGTATGCTTATAAGTTTTTGATTGGTAATGAATCAACATCTGGTGGTTTATCAAGAGAGTTGGCAAGAACCGTTTTACCAGTATCAAACTATACAGAGTGTTACTGGAAGATAGACTTGCACAACTTTTTTCATTTTTGTCGTCTAAGAATGGATGATCATGCTCAACAAGAAATACAAGATTACGCTAAAGTAATGTATGAAATGGTGAAACCAGAAGTGCCAATAGCAACAGAAGCGTTTGAAGATTATATATATAATTCTTCTACACTAAGTAGAATGGAAATGAATGTATTAAAATATGTTTTTGATAATTTTCCTTTAATGCAACATTCATCAGGATATTGTCAGAATATTATAAGTTACATGGACGAGATTAGTAAAGAAAAAGATTTTGGATTGAGTAAACGAGAGTGGGTAGAATTGAAAGAGAAAATAAATATTTGAAAGGATATAATATGGTAGAAATGACTGATTATCAAAAATACATACACAAAAGTAGATATGCCCGCTGGTTGGAAACGGAAAACCGAAGAGAGAATTGGGAAGAAACAGTAAAGCGATATTTTGATTTCTTTGAGAAACACCTCAAAGAAAAATTTGATTGGAAAATGAAGGAAAGAAAAGAACTTGAATCGGCAGTATTGAACATGGAAATTATGCCATCCATGAGAGCATTAATGACTGCTGGGCCAGCTTTGGAACGTGATAATATTGCAGGTTATAATTGTGCAGCAGTTACTGTAAATCGGATCCGAGCCTTTGATGAAGCTATGTATGTTTTGATGAATGGTACTGGAATGGGATTCTCTGTAGAACGGAGAGAAGTAGAAAAACTACCAGAAGTTCCAGAAGAACTTTATCCATCAGATACTACTATTCATGTTACTGATAGTAAACTTGGTTGGTCAAAATCATTTAAAGAATTAATTTCACTTCTATACGCTGGTCATATCCCTAAGTGGGATACTTCTAAAATAAGACCGAAAGGTGAACGATTAAAAACTTTCGGTGGTCGTGCATCCGGGCCAGATCCATTAGAAAGTTTATTTCGTTTTACTGCTGAAACTTTTAAGATTGCAAGAGGTAGAAAATTATCTTCTATTGAGTGTCATGATATTATGTGTAAGATTGCAGAGATAGTTGTAGTTGGTGGTGTTCGTAGATCAGCATTAATCTCTTTGTCTAATCTTACAGATGAACGAATGAGAAAAGCAAAATCAGGTCAATGGTGGATGGAGACACCTCATAGAGCATTGGCTAATAATTCTGTCGTTTATACTGAGCCACCTGATGTAAACATTTTTCTTAAAGAATGGTTATCCCTGATTGAAAGTAAATCAGGTGAACGTGGTATTGTAAATAGAAATGCTTTGAAAAAACAAGTAAAAAGACTTGGTGATCGTAGAGACCCTGATCATGATTTTTTACTCAATCCTTGTGCTGAAATAATTCTAAGGGATCGTGAGTTTTGTAATTTATCTGAAATCATTGTAAGAGAACATGATACTGAAAAGACAATAAAAGAGAAAGTTAGACTCGCAACAATTTTAGGTACTTTTCAAGCAACACTTATAGATTTTAAATATATTAGTAGTGAATGGGCAAAGAATTGTAAAGAAGAAGCATTACTTGGTGTTTCTATGACAGGTATTATGGATAACCCACTAACATATGAAAATAAGAATGGTAAATTAGATGATATGTTGGGAGAATTGAATAAGTATTCTGTTAAAATAAATTCGGAGTATGCTAAAGCTATTGGAATTAATCCAGCAGCTGCAGTTACCTGTGTGAAACCATCAGGTACAGTTTCACAATTGGTTGATGCTTCTTCTGGTATTCATACAAGACATTCTCCTTATTATATCAGAACAGTTCGGTGTGATAAGAAAGATCCAATTTCACAATTTATGAAAGATCAAGGAGTTCCTTGTGAGGATGATGTCACGAAACCAGATAATACTTATGTATTTTCTTTTCCTACTAAATCCCCATCACACTCTGTTTTCAGGAATGATAAAACAGCAATAGAACAACTTGAAACTTGGAAAATCTATCATACAAGTTGGTGTGAACATAATCCATCAGTAACTATTACTGTTAGAGAACATGAATGGATTGAGGTTGGTGCTTGGGTATATAGCAATTTTAATGAAATTGGTGGTGTTTCTTTTTTACCACATTCTGATCATACTTATAGGCAAGCCCCATATCAAGAATGTGGTAAAGAAGAATATGAAAAAATGTCTAAATTGATGCCAAAAAATATTGATTGGGATAAACTTTCTGAATACGAGAAAGAAGATAATACTATTGGTAGTCAAGAATTGGCCTGCTCAGGTAATTCGTGTGAACTTGTGGATATGTCTTAGGAGTTACATAGGGACGAAGAATTTGAAAGCAAATTTTACTGTGATAACTGTGGTCATAATTTTTGTATGGAGGTAGAAGAAGATATGCCTGAACCCAAGTTTTGTATATTTTGTGGTTCAACGGTTTATATTAGAGATGAAAATTTCGAGGATGATGAGGATGAAAATTATTAATGAGTTCAAAGAGTAAAAATAAAGGTAAGAGTTGGGAGAGAGATGTTTGCCTGTTCCTTTCTGATTTGTATAAACAATCATTTATAAGAGTTCCTAATAGTGGAGCATTTGTAGGTGGTAAGAACGAATATAGAAAAGAACATCTTTCAATAGAGCAGATAAAGTTATCCAGGGGTGATGTTGTTCCTCCATTACATTATCCTTACTTCTTAGCCGAATGTAAAAATTATGCAGATTTTCCTTTTCATTTATTGATAGGAAATAATAGTATAGCACTTTTAGATACTTGGATAGACCAAGTTGAACATGATGTAACTAATGAAAATGATTTGTGGATATTGTTTATCAAAATTACCAGGAAAGGAACATATATACTTTTTGATATGAATTTGTTTGGTGATATAAGTAATTTTTTACTTGATGGTGTTAAGTATAAAAATTATTGGTTGTGTGATATGAAATGGTTTTTTGATTGTTATAAAGATGAAATTGAAATGAGGTGGAAAAATGGTAAACAACAAAAAGATCAATGTAGCGTTTAATGGATTTGGGCGGATTGGAAGAAGTCTAATTCGTAAACTTATTGACAATGAAAATTACAATATTGTAGCTATTAATGCCCGAACAACTGTTGAAGTTCGTGCACATCTTTTTAAGTATGACTCTATTCATGGTCATTTTAATGGTGATGTATCATATGAGTTGGATAATTTAATCCTCAATGGAAAATCTATTCCAAATTTTGACAGAAAAACACCTAGTAAACTTCCGTGGAAAGAATTAGAAGTTGATATTGTAGTTGATTCAACAGGTAAGTTTACAGATAAACATTCACTTGAACAACATATAGAAGCTGGTGCAAAGAATGTTATTGTAACATCACCAGCTAAAGATGTTGATGCTACTTTAATTTATGGTGTGAATGAAACAGAATATAAGTTACAAGATACAAATATTATTTCAACCTCCTCATGTACAACAACCTGCCTTTCTCCTCTCCTCAAAATTCTTCAAAAGAACTTTGGTATTAAATATGGTTCTGTAACAACCATTCATTCTTATACTATGGGTCAGACATTACTTGATTCTTCCCATCCAGATTTACGAAGAGCTCGAGCAGCAACTATGTCTATTATTCCAACATCTACAGGAGCAGCAAAGAATATAGGAATTGTTCTTCCTGAATTAGAAGGAAAACTAGATGGTATGGCAATTCGTGTTCCGGTACCTGATGTTTCATTATTGGATATATCAGTAGAATTAGAAAAGGATGTTACTGTTGATATGATCCATGATATGTTTGTTAAAGAATCCAAGGGTAAAATGAATGGTATTATTGATGTTTCCTGTGAACCACTGGTTTCAGTTGATTATGTTGGAAGTCCCTTTTCCTCAATAGTTGATTGTTTATCTACCAAAGTTATTAATAAGAGGTTCCTTAAATTACTCGCATGGTATGATAATGAGTTTGGATACAGTTGCCGAGTGTTAGATTTGATGGATCTTATTAGTAAAAAAATAGTTTCTAAGTCTATACAAACAAAGGGTTTATAACTCCTTGTAAATAAAGGGGTTATAGTGATTGTTGATAACTCCTTATAAAACAATGACTTACAACGTCACTTTTTCCTTGACTCCTAAGACCAATTCCCGTATAATAGAAGTATAATAATTGATAAAAGGAGTTTAAATAAAATGAGTATTTGGAAAGATTTTGGTGATGATAGAGATGAGTTTTTTAATAGTGATGAGGAATTGCGACTTAACCATGAAGAATTTGACCAATGGTTAGATTCTATAAATGAATCTAATGACGCAAAGATGGTTGAGTATCCAGAAATTGTAGTCGAATCTCCTAATTATAAAATGACTTATAGTAATAATTGAGGGTAATATGAAAAGTTGGTTGATTGATGATTGGAAGAATCATCGTTTTCGATTATTTTGTGAAACGATTGGTTCATTATGTTTTATTAGTATCTATGTTTTAATGGCATGGTATGGTGATGATGTTTCTATTTTAAAAATATTTTTAATTCAATTAGTAGGTTCAACATTACATATTATTAATGCGTATTTAAGAAGTAGCGTAAATTTGATCGTTTTAAATGTGATAGTGATAATGATAGCAATCTTTGGAATTTGGAGGATATTATGAGTGATGGACACGTTTGTTATGATATAATGATATGTCAAGATGGTGTTACAAGAGCTGTTCCAGTAATTAATGGAGAGAAACAAGATCCCACATATAAAAATATGTGGAAGATAGAGAAACCAGAAAAGGATGAAAAGGATGAAAAGAAAGAAAAACCTAAGGTAACTATTCAAGATAGAATTCAAGGGCAGGTTGAAGATTATATTTCTGCCGTTGAAGGAATAGTTGACAATTTTATTAAAAATGATTATAAACTTAAATATGATTGTTATGCTCATTTAAGTAATTTGGGATGTAAGGCTGTTCATGCTCGAAAAATGAGACAGTTTTATATTGATTGCTTTAATGAGTTGGTTGACGTATACAATAAAGATGATGAATATTACTTAGAAGCATGGAGTCACTTGAAACCAAAGTATCATAAAAAGATGATGGACTTCTATGGTGTTATTTGTGATGATATTGACCGTCTTATTAAAAATGCTACGGCTCAAAGAAAGCCTAGAAAGAAGAAAACTCTTTCTGCAGAAAGATTGGTTAAGAAGATAAAGTATCAAGTTGAATTTCCTGAGTTGAAGTTGGTTAGCGTTAATCCAGAAAAGATTATTGGGGCCAATGAACTATGGGTCTACAATACTAAGTATAATCGTCTTGGTGTTTATCGTGCTGAAAACTCTATTAGGGGATTTAGTGTCAAAGGAACAACTCTTTTACATTTTGATGAAACAGAATCAGTTGAAAAGACAGTACGAAAACCTAAAGAAGCACTAGCTAATCTTAAAAAGGGAGCGTTGAAAAAGGCTTTAAATAGTATGAAAACTCAAGAGAAACAATTGAAGGGGCGTATTGGTAAAGACACAATTCTGTTGAGTGTATTTTATTAATGAAAAATAAATTTATAAAAGCTCATTTAAAAGTTGCTCGTGTTTATGGAGAACTATCTTCCGCAACAAGATTAAAGGTTGGTTGTATCATTGTTAAAGATGATAGAATTATTTCTATTGGATATAATGGTATGCCTTCTGGGGGTTCTAATGTTTGTGAAGAAGATGGAAAAACAAAACCAGAAGTATTACATGCCGAAGCTAATGCTATTTTAAAATTAGCTAGATCAACTGAATCTGGTTTAAATTCATCTATGTTTACTACTTATGCACCTTGTATACATTGTGCTAAGTTAATACTACAATCTGGTATCAGTGAACTTTATTATGAAGAAGATTATAAAAATGATGATGGTATTGAGTTTTTAAAAGAGTATGGATATTTGCAAATAAAGATTGTTAAAGGAGCGTTATGATACTTTTAGATTTTTCAAATATAATTGTTGGTTCAATAATGGTGGCACATAAAGTACCAGATGAGGAACGATTTGGTGAAGATTTTATCCGCCATTTAGTATTGAATAGTGTTCGTTCTTATAGGAATAAGTATAAAGATAAGTATGGTGAAATTGTTATCTGTACTGATTTTCACGGTAGTTGGCGTAAAGAAGCTTTTCCATTCTATAAAGCCCATAGAAAAGTAGCTAGAGAAAAACAGAAACAAGAAAAGGGTATGGATTGGAGTGCCTTATTTGATACGATTAGTAAGATTATTGAAGAAATTGATACATTCTTTCCATATAAAGTGATACGAGTACCACATGCCGAGGGGGATGATGTAATTGCAGTACTTTCTAAGGCATTTAATGAGAAAAGCTTGATTGTATCAAGTGATAAAGACTTTTCTCAATTGTATAAATATAAATGGGTAAAGCAGTATTCCCCAATGAAACAGAAAATGCTCAATGGAATAGACCCTTATAAGTACTTAAAGGAACATATTATTCGTGGTGACAAGGGTGATGGTATTCCAAACATATTATCTGATGATGATTGTATTGTGAATGGTGTCCGTCAAAAGGCTATTTCAAAAAAGAAAATATCTAATTGGTTAGTTGAAGACCCACATGATTTTCCTGATGATATGAAGCGAGGATGGATAAGAAATAAAATCTTAATTGATTTTGATTTGATTCCTGAAAAGATTTCTAATGCTATTTTAGATCAATATAATGAAGAAAAGAAATATCAGAATGGTCAGTTAATGAATTATTTTATTAAGAATAGATTGAAATATCTTATGGAAAATATGGGAGACTTTACAAGATGACAAAAAACATTTCAGAATTGTTTGAAGAATTTAAAGCATTAAAACATTGGAAAAAAAAGAAAGCATTTTTAGAAGAACATAAAGATAATACGACATTGAAGTTTTTATTGCAAGGAACTTTTGATCCAAATATTGTTTGGAATATTAATAAGATTCCAAAATATACACCAGATGAAGGGCCTGATGGAGTAAATCCAGCAACTTTATTTACTACCATTCCAAAGTGTTCTATTTTTGTTAAAGGACATCCCAGGAGTAAAGGTGTTACTGAACAAAGATTAAGTGAGCTTTTAATTCAAGTATTGGAGTCTATGAATGAAAATGAAAGTGCTTTATATGTTGGTATGTTAAAAAAGAAACTTAAAATAAAAGGATTAACGGAAAAGTTAGTTTTAGGAGTATTTCCAGATTTATATAAAAAGGATTAATAAAATGGATGAATCATATTTAAAAACTGTTGTTAAGTATAAAGCGAAAGGCAAAAAGAGTGGTAAATCTTTTGATGCTATAGTAACAGAAGCATTTAAAGAAAAATATATTACTGTTGAAGTTGAAGGAATGACACCACTTGTTTTAAAATGGGATAGTTTTATGTATACGGGTGAATTTTTTGGTAACAGTGTAACTTGTGACTTTAAAGTAGAAACAGATTTCACAACTGAAAAACCGGAACAGAGAACTCAACCGTCTGTTAAGGCGGAACGGAAAAAGAGTGGGAGACCAGAAAGTAAACGATAAAGGAGGAAGAGTGTGTATATTTCCAAAGATAACTATATTATTCAGGAAATACGAAAACAAACACAAGGAGAATTTAAACCATCAAAAAATATGATCACAAGATGGTTCAATATATTAAATGAAGAAATATTTAATAACATTATTCATCCATTCCATGATATTGAAATAAAAAGAAAACAAGGCTGTCATGCAGAACATATTCCGTTTGAAGATGGATATGGAACTATTTATGCGATGCTTTCAATAAATAAAAAATTTAACGATAAGAATGAATTTCTCTATACATTAGCACATGAAATGATACATCAATGGCAATGGATGCAATTAGGAAGAACAAGTCATGGTAATTCATTTTGGAAATGGAAAAATAAACTAGCACAATTTGAAATACCATTAGGAGAAAGTATCTAAAATGCCTATATATATTTTTCAGTGTAGTAAATGTCAAACAACATTTGAATCATTTGAAACAATTAACAATATGGACAAACCATTAAATGATCCTTGTCCGTCATGTTTAGAAAATGGTAATATGTTACGATTGGTTGGTTCACCTAACTTAGGTGACTCTTGTAAATTAGAAATGACAAAAGGTTTACCAAAACCAACTAAGGATTTTAACGAAAGACTTAGGCATGTTAAAAATAGTCATGCCGGGTCAACAATAGAGGTGAGGGATTAAAATGAAAAAAGCAGCTTTGATTTTTATATTATCGTACCTTATAATGGGAAGTTCTTTGTTAGTTACAGCTGGTTCTTTGACGCCTGATTATGATATGTTTAAAGGAAATGGTGGTTCTTCAACAAAACCAGAACCAAAACCAGAACAAATAAATCCATTGAGTGATATTATGCTTTATTGTAATACAAGAGATTTTATCAACAATATGGTGAATAATGATTATCATATGAATATAGCGGCAAAAGGTTCAGTAAATGGGGATCGACATAAAGAAATAATAGAAACACATTTATGGATGAATCCTTCCAATAACCAATGGGCGATTGTATTTGTATACAAAGAAATAGATAGAAGTTGTGTGATTGGTGGAAACAATATTAAATTATATAGCCCCAAATAGGAGCAAAAAATATGTATAAAAAAGCTATAACTGCAATTATGACTATTACTCTTGCGTCATTTTTGTTCTATTCAACACCCGTATTTGCAGATCATGATTATGTAACAACGACCATTTCAAAAGTTATGCCTGCTGTTGTAGAAGTATCAGCTGAATCATTTTCAAAAAATACTCAAATGGTACCACGACCATCACCACAGAATCCAGGTCCTGATGGTAATTTCAAGTTTCGTGATAGACCACAAGATCAATTACCACCTGGTAAAGGTATTGAACCACCACGAGGTGGATCGGGTTTTGTAATTAGTGCTGATGGATATGTAATTACAAATTTTCATGTTGTTGATAATGTTTCCGATGGCAAAGGAATGGCTTTTGTTACATTCAAAGATGGTTCTAGGTATGAAACAGATTTAATCAATTATGACAAAGCTTCTGATATTGCTTTATTGAAAATTAAATTGGGTGCATCTGAAGCTAAAAAGACTTTTAAATTTGTTTCATGGGGTGATATGCCAGAAGTTGGTGATAGGGTTATTGCTATTGGTTCACCTATGAGTCTATCATTTACTACAACTTTTGGAAATGTTTCTGCATTAGATAGAATAGTTCCATCAGCAGCACCATTCGTTCCATTTGTTCAGACAGATACTTCTATCAATCCGGGAAATTCAGGCGGGCCATTGTTTAATTTACACGGAGATGTAATTGGTATCAATACTATGATTATTACAGGTAGTGGTGGATCTTCATCAGGGAGTATAGGTCTTGGTTTTGCTATTGATGGTACTTATGCGAAAAATGTTATTGAACGACTAAAGACTGGTGAAAAGATTAAACGACCATTTGTTGGTATAATGTTTCGTAGAGTCAACAAAGAAGATATGAAAGATTATACTAGTGGTGAAGGGGCGTTTGTAACCGAGGTAGTCACTGGTAGCCCAGCTGTTGGTATTTTAAAAGCTGGGGATATTATTTTGAAGGTTGATGGTGTAAAAGTTCTGATCAACAAACTTGCCGCTATCGTAGCTAAGAAAAAGATAAATGATAAAGTTGTATTTACTCTAATTCGTAATAAACAAATTATTGATATTGAGATGGTTTTAGGAGAAAAATAATATATGAAACACTTTAATCATGTGCATGATATTGATGATTTACAAGTTCCCACAAGACAATCAATAGATGGGAAAAGAGTATATGTAACACCAGATGGGAATCAATATCCTTCCATTACAACTATTCTTGGTAAACAACCGAAACCAAGTTTAGTTGAATGGAGGGAAAGAGTAGGTGATGAAGAAGCCAATAGAATAATGAAAGAGGCTGCTAAAATAGGAACTGAGGTACATGAATTATGTGAAAGATACTTATATAATAAAACTATAATATCTACAGATAGTGAATCAAGAAGGGTATTCAATCGTATGAGGTTTATTCTTGGTAATATTGATAATATAGTTGGTTTAGAAATTCCAGTATACAGTGATAAGTTAAGAGTTGCTGGGACAACTGATTGTGTTGCTGAATATAATGGTAAAATTTCTGTTATTGATTTTAAAACATCGTGTAAACCCAAACGTGAAGAATGGATTGAAGATTATTGGATTCAAGCCGCATTTTATGCTGCAGCGTTTTATGAAATGACTGGATGTGTTCCAGAGCAGTTAGTGATTATTATAGCAGTACGAAATAGTTTTGATGTTCAAGTATTCAAGAAATCTATTTTTGATTCAGATATCTATATTGATAAATTGGTTGATATAATGAAAAAAGATCCCATGGTGATTCAAATAAAATAGGAGAAGTAAAATGTCAGAAATTGACGAGTTTAACGCTGAAGGTTATGGTGAAAGTTTTGATTTTGGTTTCAATACTGTTGATGAAGTAGAAGTAACTGAATATGAAAAAGAGATTAAAAGTAGAGTAGCAGATCAAGGTGGTGCCATTCCATCTGGACTAGAAGAAAAAATTGATAAGTTAATTGCTATTCGTGAGGGTGATGATTCACAGATGGACATTCTTCAAAAGAAACATAAAGAAGATTTGTTGAAAGTAGAAAAGATGATTATGCCACTTCTATATAACTTGATGAAAAATCCTGAAGATGTTTATATCAAATGGCCCAACAGGAAAGAGATTATACAGAAACAAATTAATAAAATAGTAGTCATAACAAGAGGATAATAATATGGCATGGAACTATGTAAATGGTAGTACTATATGGAAATATGATGATACTGCTACGGCGTCTGATACATATTCAGGTGCATCTGGTACATATGCTGGTGGTATAAGGACTTTTACATTTGCCAATGGCAATACTCGAAAAACTTATGTAAAATGTAGAACGGAAGCTGATCTTGTGGAACGCGGAGAACTTTCATGGGATTTTTATAATTAAAAAAGGGAGACTTTATTATGCACTATAAAAACTACATTAATGGCGAGTGGGTTGACAGTAAAAGTGGAGAAATATTTCTTGATGTTAATCCCGCACACCCTAAACAAGTAGTTGGTGAATTTCAAAATTCTGGACAAGCTGATATTAATAAAGCAGTAAAACACGCAAAACATGCTTTTCTGGATTGGAAAAATGTTCCTGCTCCAAAACGTGCAGATATCCTTTTTAAAGCCGCAGAGATCCTTGTAAGAGATAAAGAATGCATTGCCAAAGGAATGACTGTTGAGATGGGAAAAGTCATAGCAGAAACCCGTGGTGATGTTCAAGAGTGTATAGATATAGCTTATTATGCAGCTGGTGCTGGTAGACGATTGACCGGTGAAACAGTACCATCTGAAATGAAAAATAAATGGAGTATGAGTGCCAAATTACCTTATGGTGTAATTGGTATGATTACTCCATGGAATTTTCCAATAGCAATTCCCGCATGGAAAGCATTTCCCGCAATAGTTGCCGGTAATACAGTAGTTATTAAACCAGCTTCAGATACACCGTGGTCTGTTATTAGACTTGCTGAGGTATTTCATGAAGCAGGATTACCACCTGGTGTATTTAATGTTGTAACAGGCCCTGGTTCAACAACTGGTATGGCATTAGTTAAACATCCAGATGTAAAAGTTATTTCATTCACAGGTTCTTCAGCAACAGGTAGTTTAATTGCTAAAGAATGTTCTGAACTAGGAAAGAAATATTCACTTGAACTTGGTGGAAAAAATTCAATCACAGTAACAGAAAATGCAGACCTCGACCTTGCCGTTGAAGGAGTAATATTTGGTGCCTTTGGTACAACGGGACAGAGATGTACGGCTTGTAGTAGAGTAATTATTGATAAGAAAGTCAATGAAGTATTTACAGAAAAATTAATTAGGAGGACAGAATCATTGCGTATTGGTAATGGTTTAGAAGATGATACGGATGTAGGTCCTCTGATTAATAAGAAAGCAGTAGATAATGTAGAAAATTATGTAAATAGAGCCGTTGAACGTGGTGATGATTTACTAACGGGTGGTGCAGAAATTCATATGAATTCTGGTTATTTTTATGCTCCTACTATCTTTACTGGTATTAAACCAGATAACGAATTAGCCCAAGAAGAAATCTTTGGACCTGTTGTTGCCATAATTGAATACGAAACTTTTGATGAAATGATGGATATTGTAAATGGTACTAGATACGGATTGAGTGCCGCGATATATACTCAAGATGTAAATGAAAGTTTTAAATTTATGAAAGACACAGAAACTGGATTGGCCTATGTGAATACTTCATGTATTGGAGCAGAAGTAGGTCAAAACTTTGGTGGGATTAAAGATACAAGTCCTATCAGTAGTAGAGAAGCAGGAAGTCAGATGTTTGATGCAGTAACTTATGTAAAAAATATGGTAATTGATTTTTCTGGAAAGCTACAAAAAGCACAGATCGAATAATGCCTCTGTAGCTCAACTGGTAGAGCGCGACATTTGTAATGTCGATGTTGGGGGTTCAAGTCCTCTCGGAGGCTTAATTTTTAATGAAAGGTTTGTTATGAAATACACATATGATACTATCATGTTTTATTGTCCTATTTGTGAAAAAAGAAATAATGTTCAAGTGAGTCATAAAAATGCTGTTAATGATTATTTTCATCAAAAGAATATCCCAATACAATTAGCAATAGAAATAAAACCACAGACACAAGACTGCGTAGGTTGCAATAGACCACTACAACTCAATCTTGAGAATATTCCTGTTCGTCAATATAATCTTTCAGTGAAATTGGATTGTTCTAATCAAAGACTAGGGATGGAATCGTGGTATGAAGATGCTATCCCAAAAGCAATGGATGAATATGATCTATGATTAAATCATTTTTCTGTACTAAAAAATGGGGCTTGTGGGCGTGGGGTGGCCTGTTTATTCTGTTATCTTCATTATGGATACAAGTATCACTAACTGTAGCTATTAACGCATGGTATGGTGGCTTTTACGATTTAATGCAGAACTCAGCAACATACTTTGATAAGTCACAAGTTGGTATAGATTTATTCTATCAAAAACTCATATCAACTAATATTGAAGATAAATCATTTCTTATGTTAGCAATGCCGTATGTTATTATTGCTACCATTACAAATTGGTTTACAAGGGTATATGGTTTACGTTGGAGAGAAGCTATAACCTTTGACTACTTACCTAAGTGGAGAAATGTTACAGAAGATATTGAAGGTGCTTCACAGAGAATACAGGAAGATACTCATAAGTTTGCTGATATTATAGAAAGACTTGGATTACAGATTGTTCGTTCTATAATGACATTGATAGCATTTATACCTGTTTTATGGCAACTAAGTGCTAAAACAGATATTCCATTTATGGGTATGAAAGAAGGTTCATTAGTTTGGTTTGCATTAGTAGTTTCTATTGGTGGATTGATTATTACATGGTTCGTTGGTGCAAAGTTGCCAGGACTTGAATACAATAACCAGAAAGTTGAAGCTGCATTTAGAAAAGAATTAGTATTTGGTGAAGATGATAAAAACACTTATTCAAAACCAGAAACTATTTTAGAACTATTTACAGGAATTAAATTTAACTATCAGAGGCTCTTCAACCATTATGGCTATGTTGATATATGGATAAATAGCTATGATCAATTCATGGTTATAGTTCCCTATCTTTTGGTTGGGCCGGGACTTTTCACCAAACTTATCACCTTAGGGGTTGTGGTTCAAGTCAGTAATGCTTTCAGGAAAGTACATGAAGGATTTGGGGTATTTTTATATCAATTTACTACAATAACTGAATTGAGGTCTGTTTGGAAGCGACTAAAGGAGTTCGAGCAGAACTTGGTCAGATATACGATTTAAGACGATTTAAAGACGATTTAAGACGTTTTTCCTGAAAAGACATACCTGGGTATGTCTTCCATAATATAACGTCAAATCGACGCTAAGCGTGTCTGTAAGTCATTGTTTCTAAAGGGTTTATAACCCCTTATTTTTCAATAACTTAACTAAATACAAGTTCTTCCTTGTATTTGGTCTCAATATATCGTATAATAGATATATAATTAAGAATAGATAAGAAAGGAGTAAATTATGTCTGAGCGTTGGAATAACCAAACACAAGATTGGGAAACATATGATGAAAATGGAGATGTTGTGGAAGCAAAAGAGGAGTGGGTAGCACCTGAAACTGTAGAGTGGCCACCAGAAGAATTACCAGTGGATGGTCACATCATCCTTGAATCAGTAGAATTGCCATCATTAGAAACTGTTGTAGAGTTGCCACCAGTAGTTGATACTCCTGAAGAATTTGGTAATGTAGAACTTGTAGAGATGCCAATAGAAGTTGTTAATGCAAAACCTTCTCATTGGATGGATCCAATTGGATTTGAAGCATTGTACGGAGTTTTGGGTATTATTGTATTAGTAGTTGCATGGCGATGGTTGAAAAAATAATATGAAATGGAACCCACATTGGAGTTATAGAATTTTAAAAATAAGCCCACAGGAATATAAAGCTGTGGAAGCATATTATGATGAAGATGGAAACGTAGATAACATTACTGATATTTCTGCATTAAGATTTGTCGGTGATGATGTTGAAGAATTAATTAGTGTATTTGAGCTGGCCTTAAATGAATTAAAGAAAAATAAAGATAATGTATTAGAGGAATCTAATGATAAATGTAATAGGGACGCAGATGAGGATTGTGGCTGTTGAAATGGACAATTACAACATTATTAAGACCCGGTGTAAAAGGATCAGATGAAGGAGTAGTATTAAATTGTTTACATGATCTTGGGTTTAATGAAGCTTCTGAATTAAAGATGGGAAAAGCATTCTATATTGATTTAGATGATAAACTTACCGAGGATGAACAAAGAGAAAAAATAGATAAGATGTGCAAGGAGTTATTAGTTAATACCATTCTATATAATTATAAAGTGGAGAAATATAGTGAAGAAACTTTTTAAAGTTAGAAAAGAGTATTTTGAAAAGAAGACAGAAGCGAAAGCGTATCGGAATAAGTTAGAAAAATATATTCCAGTTCGTGATAAGAAAACGGGTGAACTTCCTAAGCATATCTGGAAGTATGAAGTCAAACGTGGGCCAGACCATCATAGGGGGGAATCTAAATAATGTTTCCCATTTTTGGTTTATCAAACTCAAAAGGAGAGCCTATGTTAATTGGTATTTCTGGTAAAGCTGGTTCCGGTAAAGATACACTCGGTAAATACTTATGTGATGAATATCTATGTTTACATTATTACTTTGCTAAACCTCTTAAAGAGGGAGCAAAAATTATGTTTAATCTATCTGAAGCTCAAATAAAGAATAAAGAGGTTCCTATAGAACCTTGGGGTATTTCACCGAGGAAAATATATCAGTTACTTGGTACAGAGATTGGTAGGGGTATTGATCCTAATATTTGGATTAAAAATGCTGAAATGTTTATCAATAAACACCCTGGCCGTACTGTTGTAATTACTGATGTTCGTTTTGATAATGAAGCTACTTTTATTCACAATAGAGGGGGTACTATTATAAATATTGTTAGGGAAAAAGAAGCTATTTATGAAAATAAACATTCTAGTGAGGGTGGTTTGAGTCCCAATAATATTGATATGACTATTTACAATAATGGAACAAAAGAAGATATGTTTAATGTGGTTAGACAAGAAATTGCTGTATAATCTTGTGGTGAAAGTTTTTCAAGACCGGGGTGCAATTCCCCGCGCCTCCACCATATTTAGATGCTGACTACGATTGAGAAACCAATCGGATAACGGAAGGATCAGCGACTCCTCAAGTTATCAGTATGGGGGCGACTAGGTTTCGACAGGAGAATGGAAACTATAAGACAGCACAAGGATGGATTGTTGGCCTTGTAAAAAATCAATCCAAAACATAAACGCTAATCAATACGATTATGCAATAGCGGCGTAAGTCGCTGGGGTCAGGCTCACCTTGCAACAGAACGAGCCAACTTCTTCCTTGTATTATGTAGCATAATTTGTTATAATGTATATAACAATTAGGAAATCAACTATTGGTTGATTATTGTGAAGTGATGAATGGTTCATCATTGTTTGTTAATTAAAAAGGAGTATGTGAAATGAGTTCTAAACATGGTATGCCGCGAGTCGGTCGTAAGAATGCACGTAGGATCACCAGGACGGAAGCTGAATTGACAGGTCTTCCTCGATGGGTTGAAATGTATACTAGCCCAGCAACGGGTGAGGTATCTTTCAAGAACGCCGATATTGTCGGTGGTTCAAAGACGGTTGGTTCCATCCGTGCTAAGCTGAGTAAGTTTTATTCAGCATAAATGAAATGGGGGTTGTGGGGGGTTCTTTTGAACCCCTCCCTTTTTCTTTTTTTTAGGTGATCGTATGAAGAAATTTATTTTGTTATGTTTTGTTTTAATTATGTGTAGTGGATATTCTTCCACCGATCGGTGGGGTCATTCGTCAAAGATGCATAAAAGAACAATCTATAGTGTTAAAGATGTTAATTGTCTTGCAAAAAATATTTACTTTGAAGCTAGAGATCAAAAACCCAAAGGTCAAATAGCAGTTGCATTAGTCACTATAAATAGAGTCAAAAGTAAACGATTTCCAAATAGTATCTGTAAAGTTGTAGAACAAGCAAATAGAAAGAATGGAAAACTAGTATTATATAAATGTCATTTTAGTTGGTTTTGTGATGGAAAAAGTGATACACCTAGAGATAAAATGTCGTGGGACATTTCTTTATTAATAGCTCGTGCTATGTTGAGGAATCCTATGAGGGATTTCTTACACGGTGCTACTCATTATCATAGAATAGATGTTGACCCTTATTGGAATAAGAAAATGTTAAAATTTTCTACAATTGGTGATCATATATTTTACATAGATGCACTTAACAGATGAATAACGCAGAAAGGACACCTATGGCTAAGAATTCAGAACCAATTCCTTCGACTACAGAAGACGATAATATATATTTGTTCATGAGTCCAGTGAATGATGAGACTTGTAGAGATTTAATTTCTTTTATTATCACTAAAAACTTAACAAAACCAAGACCTAAGTATTTACAGATAATTATTAATTCAGGTGGTGGTGATTTAAATGCAGCTTTCGCAGTAATAGATATTATGAGGGGTAGTCCAATACCAATAAGAACTGTTGGTTTGGGAATGATTGCATCAGCAGCTTTCGCAATGTTTATTGCTGGTGAGACAGGTTATAGAACATTAACACCTAATACTTCTATAATGAGTCACCAATATACTTGGGGGTCTTATGGTAAAGAGCATGAACTGTTTTCTACTGTAAGAGAGTATGAATTGACTACGGAAAGAATGTTATTACATTATAAGAAATGCACTGGATTGAATGAGAAACAAATTAGAGAGTATTTACTACCACCTCATGATGTTTGGTTGAGTGGTAAAGAAGCTAAGAAACTTGGTATTTGTGATAATGTAAAGGCTATGCGATGAGTATTGATATCTCTTTAACGATTGAAGAAATAGTTAAGAAAAAAAAGATAACTTACATGGATGCTATTCTGGAATATACTAATAGAATTGATGGTGAAATTGAAGGAGTAGCTAAAATGTTAAACAAATCTATTAAAGATAAAGTTGAAGCAGAGGCACAGTCATTGAACATGATGAAACAAGAGCCAAAACTTCCAATTTAGAAAGGAGGCCTATCAAAACTATATAATGATACAGAGTAATACAAAAATAATATAACGAAATAAAAGGAGTAATAATATGTCTAGTTTTAAAGATTTAAAAAAGAATAGAATGTCCAACCTAGAGAGCCTCTCTAAACAAGTTGAGAAACTTGCCGAAAAACCTACCTATGGTGATGATCGTATTTGGAAATGTGAACGTGATAAGTCTGGTAACGGTTATGCCGTTATTCGTTTCCTTCCTGCCTCTAACAATGAAGATGTACCTTGGGTTCAAATGTGGTCACATGGCTTCAAAGGCCCAGGCGGATGGTATATCGAAAACTCTTTGACCACTCTTGGTAAAGATGATCCCGTATCAAAAGCAAACACAACATTGTGGAACTCTGGTATTGATTCTGATAAAGATATTGCCAGAGATCGTAAACGTAAACTAAGTTATTATTCCAACATTCTTGTGTTAGAGGATAGTGCTAATAAGGAAAACGAAGGTAAGGTGTTTCTCTTTCGTTATGGTAAGAAAATCTTTGAGAAGATTACTGGTGTTATGAATCCAGAATTCAAAGATGAAACTCCACTGAATCCTTTCGACTTCTGGGAAGGTGCAAACTTCAAAATAAAAATCCGACAAGTAGATGGTTATGTGAATTATGATAAGTCAGAATTTGCTGATCAATCTAAGTTGTTTGATGGTGATGATGAGAAATGTGAAGCTATTTGGAATCAACAGCATTCACTTCAAGATTTGGTGAGTGCGGATAACTTCAAGTCTTATCAAGAATTGGAGGCACGGTTTAATACTGTGGTTGGTTCTGGTTCTAATTTTGAAGAAAGTATTGAATCTGAGGATGCAGTAGAACCTGCTGTAAAAGAATCATCTAATGATGATTCGTTGGATTACTTTAAGAAGTTAGCAGAACAATAAATTGGTAATGGGGGCTTCGAAGCCCCCATTATTCTTTATCTATTTTTTTCTGCATGACTTTTGCCAACATTATCATTCCTTGGATCCTTAGGTATATGATAGTCGCTGCTTGAATTAGTATCCCCACCTTTAATTATTGTAGTATTTCCAGCCCCCCCATTTACACGAGCTTGTAAATTTCCTTGTTCAGTTGCACTAGCAGCTAATTGATTACCAGAAGTATTCTTCATCCTTGCAGTAAGTCTATCTGCTCTTCCTTTAACTTGGCCAGCCCACTTTGAACTCATCATTTCTTCACCGGCCTGTTCATAATCACCTTTTTGTAAAGCAGTTCTTAAATCATTAAATTGATTTAAACCTGTTTCACCCATGTTATATGCCATGTTAGTGAGAATCTTTTGTCTATCAAGCGTGAGTTTGTTCCATGTTTCTTTACCCACATATCGTTTAGCTGCATCAGCAAAGTGAGGATATTCTCCTCTCATTAATCTA